ATCTGTGCAACTAAGAATAATGTCCGCCAGTCTTACATCCGAACCAGGAATGAATCCATGAGCATCACTTGTGGTAATAGTTGCTATGCCCGTGGATGGCGTATATACAAATCCATTAATAGTCCTGGGGTCCTGCTCAATCCTTACTACAATATTATCCTGACCTACATCGGCATTTGATGTAACCACACCAACATATTTTTCAACACTCTTACCATTAGCAATAATACCAAATGTTCCAAAACTACTATTACTATTTGTTAGATCTACCTGACCACCGGCGTGACATTGAATTGAAGAATCACAACAGATGGTGAACACGGAAACCAACTGTGCATAACCCTCATTAGTAACAGCAATTCCAACACCACCCTGATTATATTGGGTAAAGGCATCCACATTCATTGATTTGGTCTTAGGTGCTAATCTACCATCAACCCTCAGACCAACACCTGAGGTCGTATCACTCGTGCAGTTTTGGATGTATGGTCCTTTCCACTTACCACCACCAACGTTGGAAGCACCATTTGGGGGGAAAGCAACAGCAGCGGCTGGATGAACGTGACCAGAGAAGGTCATATTTGATATTTTACAAGCCTTATTAACATGGAACAGATCCTGATTGGCAAAATTTGGAAGAACTTTTACAGTTCTTAAATCATCACCAACAATAGCACTGAATGCTGGTAGTTCAATGGGATTATTCTCCACATAGTTACCAGACATGACCTTGATAACAGAACCAGTATTAGCAACACCCACTGCCCCAGCAATGGTCAGTTTGGCATTATCAATGGATGTTCCATTATTAGCATCATCACCATCCTTGGCAACATAGAAAACATTAGGAGCAGAGTTGATACCAGTGGCACCAGCATCAAGTGTGACATTCTCACCCAGGATGATTGTGGAGTTTGTAACAGTAACAAGACCAACACTGACTGTATTGTTGTCACCATCAATCACAACAGATGCTGAACCAACAGTTAGGATGCCAAGTATTCTGGCATCACCATCAACCAACAATGCTGTATTACCAGAACCAATATGAACTGTTCCAACCCCAGTGTTAAAGGTTGATATACCAGTTACATTGATACCACCTGATAATACATCAACACCTGATCTGGCAGTAACAATACCAATAGAGTCTATATTTTTGACATCCTCATAAGTTGCGATTCCAGCAACACTTAAGTTTCCTGACAGTACAAGATTTACTCCAGTGGTATTCTCTGATAGTTCATCAGCAGGACCACCAACCGCAGTGCTAGCAATACCTACCCACTTAGCACCATCATAAATTAGAAGTTTGTTTGTTCCTGTTGTTTGATCAAAGGTTACATCATCAAGATCCTTAATGAATCCTGCTCCACCACCACCCATGGTGGAAAGTTGGGTCTGAACCCTGTTTATAAACAACCTGTAGTGGTTAGATAAGTCCTCAAGAGTGGCAAACTTTTGATCCAATGGTGTTAATGGATCTAGTCTCCCACCTGACCTTTCTTTTGTGTTGGGAGGTTCATTTAATAGACCCTCCATCAGTTTTTCTGCCTTTTTACCAGTAGTCAGATTTGTTTCTGACAGTGTTTTTTGCTGTTTTTTGATGACAACGGCAATTTTGTGGAGTTCAGATACAAGACTCTTGATATCAGTTTTAACAGATTTTACATCTGACTGTAAATCATCAATTTGCTCATCATAATACTTAACCTCAGGTATTGAGTTCACCTTTTCCTGAATATCTTCCTTTAATTCTTCAAAATATGATAAGATTACTTTATCTGTCTTCACACTATCATCAGTAAACTTCTTGATTTGCTTTTCAAGTGTTTGTTTGATCTTATTTTGTTCACCAAGTATTGCTTTTTTTAACTTTCTATCATCATCCTTAAATTCGTGCTTGTGATCATAGATCCTAAGGGTGATTTCTTTCAGTTCTTTGTAAATATTATCCTTCGAGTCTGAATAATTTTTCTTAAAGTTGTCTAAATCAACTTTTTGCTCAAAATCTTTGATTTCAATGTTCTCATTAAGTTCAGAAACCCTTAAATCTATCTTTTCTTTGATAATATCAAGGTGTCCCTGTACCTTTTTGAAGTCATCATCAATAATTCCAAAGGTTTTACCAATCCAGGAGAAATCTGGAACCTCATTTACCTTCTGAACCCAGTCAGGGAAGGTTGGAATGCTCTCATTGACCTGTTCAATCCTTGATTTAAGGGCATCAAGGTCATTCTCATAGTATTTTACCTCAGGTAGGGACTCAATTTCTTCCTTAATTCTTGATATTTTACCATAAATGAGATCAATATCACCCTCATAGTACCTAACTTCAGGAACTTCGGTGATTTTTTGCTCAATATCAGTTAATTTCGCTTCAAATTCATCATTTTTTGATTTTAAATCATAGATTTTATCACTTTTAAGGTCATATATTGAGAAATTTTCTTGAATTTCTGCTATTTTTTCACTTATCTGACCAATCTCTTCATCATATGATTTAATTTCAGGTATTTCTGGTATTTCTTTTCTTACATCATTAACAAGACGCACCAATTCCTGCCACTCTGGTGCCTTGACAACATCAATAATCTCAGCAAATGAGTTACCATTCGCATCTTCTATTGTTTCTTCCTCTATGTGGGTCTTATAATCCTCTACTGACGGTAATTCTTTCTCTTCCTCAATGAAGTCTTTATAAGAGGGCAATTCACCATCTTCTAGATAATCATTAATTGACGGCAGGTCCTCTTTATTAGACATTCTATTAGTAATAATACTTTGGGATTTCTCTCCCTTGATGTATTATTTATCAGTATTTTTCTTCAATAATTTTTGAAGTTCTGCTGTTGATCCAACAAAGAGGGCATTGTTGACTGTGGTTGGTCCCCTCTTCTGCTCCTCATTCACATCTTTAAGTTTCTGTTGGAGTGTCATCAGTTTATCAGTCGCATCAGCAACATTCTTGATTAACTGACCAGCAACCTCATAAGCCCTTGGCATCTCACTCTCTTGGGCAAGTTCAAGGATGCCATTGATTGCTTCCTGACCTTTTTCAATGATTGAATAGAGATTACCCCTAGTATATTCATAATCCTTCTCAACATCATCTTTTGTGAGATGAGCAGGTTTTTCCTTGCCAGGTGTAATGTCTATGATATTATCGTCTGTCATAGGATTGTACCATCAAATCCAAAGTTATCACCAATATCAATGAATCCAGCGTCTGCTTCCTCGATACCGAGTAATGGTGCCCCAAGAACATGGGATGCTGCTACGGTCTTATCCTGTGCCCTCTCAACAGTTAGTTGATTACCATTAATCTGCTTAACAAACATTGACTCATCGCCAACCGTGATGTATTGCTTGGCAGTTACTGCTGATCCATCAGTAACAGATATAACAGTTTCTGTGGTATCAACATCCTCAGCAAGTTCAGTCAGGATATTACCGTTATAATCCTTAGTTGCCCTTGGAACAACCTTGTAAGATACATCCCTTGTATATGCTTGACCGCTTGATGTTCTCTGACCAGATACATAACCAACCTGAACCCTTTTAATAACATCAGAGGATACATCACTGATGGGCCCATAAAGATTAGTCTTAGCAACAAATCTGAAGGTGTAAACTAATGCTCTCCTTGTGTCAAAGTTGCCCTCATAATCATCCTCCATTGAAATGGATTCTATCTGAACGGGAACATTGACAACCTCCCTCAAATCTCCAAGGAGTTTAATAGGAAGTGTGTATGATGGTTGAAAATATGGTAGAATCTGCTCAGTAATCTGGAGCATGTCATCGTTTAACTTAGTCATGACAGATAGTTCAAATCCCATATTGTATGGGACAGGCATAAAGACCTTCTTGGTCTTTGTTCCACTATCAGTTACCGGATGAAATGCCTGTGTTTGAGTTGCTTTCCTAGTTGGATCATAAGTAAGATCAATAAACTCAAATGACATCCTAGGTAGGGTCATTTGAACCGCCTTATTTAAATCCTCTTGCTGCTCCAGTCTAGCAAGGAACTTCTGGGTAGGACCATACGCCAGGGGAACCCTGATTACACTAAAGGTGTCATTATTCGCATCCTTTTTATGAATCTCAATTCCGTTGAATAAAGATCCAAATGCTATGATAACAGACCTGAAGATCTCATGGTAAAAATGCTCAAACATTTTACTATACTTTTTTTACTATTTATTAAGGCATACCAAAGGGGTTGGTTTTACTAAAATCAATGATATCATCTGCCCTTGTTTCAATGGTATCATTGTCAGCAAATGGATCAACCCTATCATTTTTATCAACCAGTCTGATTGTAAATGATGCACCTGATTCAGATCCTACAATACTTTCACCAACCAGGAAAGCACCATCAACAATGGATACCTCAAGACTATTATTTACGGCATCCCATTCCTTAACCCTTGCTGTTGTTCCTGATGCAGATCCAGTTACTATCTCATTGAATACATAACTTCCTGTTGCAGCACTGGCAGGTGGAGCAGCGAAGGTGAGTGTTGGTGCGGTAGTATAACCTGAACCTGGATTAATAATGAAGGCATTAGTAACAGCACCCCCAGAGTTAATAATACCAATACCTGTCGCAGTTACTCCCGAACCGGATCCTGGTGCGGAGAATGTGATTATTGGATTAGATGTGTAACCAGAGCCAGCATTTGTAAGTGTAATAGAGGCAACATTAACCATTGTTGCAATACCAGTAGTTGCTGCTGCTCCACCACCTCCACCACCAGTGAATGTAATAGATGGTGCTACAGTATATCCGGCACCTGCATTAGATAGCAGGATTGCCTGAACGGTTCCTCCCTTAGTCCCATCACAACCAATAAAGTCATTGGAGATGGATGCTATACCAACTGCTGTGACACCACCAGAGGGTGCTGAGGAGAATCCAACCACTGGTGCTGAATCATAACCACCCCCTACATTTGTAATGGTTGGTAATGTTATACCACCAGTGCTGGTGGTTGCTGTGCCTGCTGCTGTGATTGCCTGTCCTATGAGGGTCAGGGTTTGTATATAACCGATCTGTTCTATCTCATCATCAATGGTCTCCACACCGGTGTCAATAACCTCATCCTCGTATCTGTAGAGTTGAAGACTTAGCGTGTAAACATAGTTCTTTTGTAGTTGATAGAATGGTTGTTCATGCTCGACATAGTTGATCTCAAACAACCTATCACCAAGTGGGAAGTAGACCAGATCACCCTCTTTTGGTCTGCTTGATAACTCAATATTCGGAATATTCTTAATAAGTGGTGTTATATACCTCTCATATCTGTCCCTGGATATGATAAGTTTTAGATCATCCTGCTCCTGAATACCAAACTTTGATAACAGGGTTCCCTGTCCACCATACCCATCATAACTATCAACATAAGCCTCAAGAGGGTAGGCATCAGTAAATTCAGATTGTATTACCTCCCTTATGACAGTATTTTTTGTAATATACCTTCTAGGAATGTAATAGATTTCAATCCCATATATCTTCAACTGCTCATTGACAAGACTCTGTATGAGGTTCTGCTCTGATTTTTGACTATTGAGAAAATATGGATTTAACATATCAACCTATCAGATCCATTGGTGGGATTTCATACTTACTAAGCATTTCAGTTTTAATCTCATCAAGTTCCCTCTGAGCATCATCAAATAGTTGTCTACCATTAAACTCCACTCCACCGGGTAGTTTAACACCTGTAAACTTAATAAGATTTTGACCCCATTGCCTCTTTATGAGTGCGGTAAGATATCTCTTTAAGAACGGGTCATTATACACCCTTGTATAATCATCAGGATTCATTGCTCGATAACAATCAAGAATGATAAACTCATCCTCTTTTAAATTATCCCAATCAACATCAAGATACAATCTATCCTGTCTGATATTATATCTAATCCTCTTATGAGTATTAAGGAGAAAGTCCATCGTCTCCAAGTAACTCATAGACATCGTATATGAGAGTAGATCAGTGCTTCCAAAATAATAGATATCGTTCAAAAACAGTTGATACTTGAAACTGAACATATTTGAACTACTTGCCGCCTGGGCATCATCATATTTAAAAATCCTTTCAATACCTATAACCTGTGGTGGTATCTGAATATAATTACTGTTCTCATAATAAGAGAAGGTTGTAGCTGTCCCCACCATGTCTTGTGTTACAGTGGTGGTGGTAATACCAGTCTGTGTCGTTTCACTTGATGCACCAGGAGGTCTTGCTTTACCCCTTTCTACATCAGCAGCAGTAATCTGATACTTTAAGAATGCTTTTTCGACACCATCATAGTGCCTCTCTTGAAAATATTGTATCGCATCATCCATCAAGTCCTGAACTTGCTCATCAGCGACATTTATCTCCAAGACAGGAGCACCCAACTGTCTTAAACAATAATCTATAAGTTCTTGTCTTGAGGAAGGTTGTGCCATTATACACTATATCCTTTTTTATATTTAGTTAGATGGAGAGACCCCCCTCTACCAGTACACTGCCTGAAACCATCTTGTAGACTGTCGATGCTGTACTTACAGCAGAAATATCAAAGTAATATCTTCCTGGATTTAAAGCAGTAGTAACAGTATCAGTAAGGGTGATATCAAACTCACCATTTGCAGCAGATGTAATGCCACTTGTGAACGAGGTGATTCCTCCACTTGATGATCCTATTGCTACAGATTTTTTCATCCTTGCCTGGATGGTATATCCGGTAAGGTCAAAAACTGCCTTACTTTCCTGTTTAACAGCAAATGTTGATCTAAAATCCGCACCCTCCAATATTGTAAGGTTCACACCAAACGCGACATTAGAATCTGGATTGAAAGTGATTGTATTGTTAGCCATTGATTACTGCTTTTAACATTGATTTGATTTCATCTAGATCACCTTTCAAATCATCAACTTTTCTTTCAAGGCAGTCAACCCTTTCTTTTTCAGAAATGAGTTTCTGCCTATTTTTCATATACTCTTGATATTCATTCTTATTTGTATTAATGATGGCATTTGATTTGCCATCCCTGGACAGATTTTTATTGCCCTCAACTGGAATCAAACTCATGCCAATGCTATTGCCCTCAGGTTTCTAAATTGTGGTACAACCGTCTGATTAGTCGATGTACCAATCAGTTTCAATCTGAATGTTTTGAATGGTGGCAGATCATCCATCGTAAACTTAAACTCAGTAAAGTCATTAATGTCAGGGTTTGCAGTCAATTTGTCACTCTTAAGCACAGGAATATCAGGTGTTCCATCAGAAGCAGCAGGGTTGATCACATTACCATAGGCATTAATATTATTATGTCCTGGGAATGGTTCAAAAACAACCTCCTTAGCAGGAACATCCTGATCAAGGGCATAGAACATTCTAACATCATTAGAAGATGCTACATATCCATCTAAGAATACCTTGAGTGAAGTTGCTGGATTTTCCAGAGTCACATTCTTGGTAACATAGATCATACTGTTGGGATCATTGGGAATACCGACAACCCTAGGATCAGTAGCAAAGTTAGAGATAGGACCATCAACCCTATTAGATACAAAGATAACAGAGGAATGATTCAGGTCAATCATGGGTGAGATTCTTCTATCATATGTAATCATATCAAGGTTCATGGTGAATGATTTATTACCTGGAAGTTCGTTCAGGAAGGTTGTCTGATTGATCGCTGAGGCAACCATTCTTTGAGTTTCAAAGTAGTTCTTCTGATTGAACTGAACATCCTGGAATCCCTGATCCACATATGAAATCTCATCACCATTTACTGATGTTTCTGAAACAGTTCTGGCAGATGCAAGAACATATGATCCCTCAGGTGCTGTTGATGTAACACTTGGTATAATCAAGGAATATGGAATATTATATGATCCCCTAGCACCAGGCAGACTTGAGACTCCATCAAGGATATAATTTGTCTGTGGAACAAACTTACCACCAGATGTGGTTCTGTTGGTGCCATTGCCACTCTCACCCATATCAAGTTTGATGTGATAACTATCAATACCAATCGGATCAGGTTTGGTCACATCAGCTAGATTATGGGTTTTATTAATCCTTCTCAGAGATACACCATTGAACTCATATTTGGATACAAGAGAGTTGGTAACATATGTTGCTGCATTGCCCTCAACTGCCCTACCAATTCCAATCAATGTTCCAGCGGTTCCAGATCCAGATGTGACTCCCTCATAACTGATAATCTCCTCACCAATCTGAACATATCCTGGATTGGTGTTAGACACACCGACATTTTCAAAGGTGTCAAAACCTGTGGTATCAGCAATCGATATAGCGGCAGTGCTTGCTCTATTATAGTTTACGAGCAATGATGTGGGGGTGGATGATGACTTAACCTTACTCAGTGACACCCTATTGGTAGAAGCATACATTCCATGATTTCTCTGGAAGATCTTCATGTGCAGTCCATCCTCGATCACAGTAGTTCCAGTTGGAACAACTGACCCACCCACACCAGCATTGATAGAGAGTCTTGTTCCAGCAGTTGAATCATATTCAAGATAATCGAGGGGATCTGTGCTGAAGTCACCCTGAACATTACTTATGACTAACGCTTTTGTTGCTGTAATCACACCAACAGTCAACTGCATACCCACACCAAGTCCCTGTGTTCCAACAGAAATCGGCGCAAACACATCACCTACTATTACATTATTTCCACCATCATCAATTGTTGCTCCAATAGCAACACCATTCTGAATGGTAATATCAGCAGTTACATCAGTTCCCCTTCCTGTTATTGAAGTTAATGCAACACCAGAAAATGTACGCACAGCAGCAGAGGGAGTGAATCCAATACCAGGATTGGTTATAAACAAATCACCGGTGGCAATACCAGCAAACTGTTGAAGGATACCAGTGGCATCTGTATTTTCTTGAGTAATCCTATTACCAATAATAAGGGGATCAGCAGCACCATCCTGATTTACAGTAGTTCCAATACCTACGCTAATGGTTCTAGGCAGTCCTTGAACACCACCAGCCCTGATTGCTGAAACCTTTGGATCAAGATCAGGGTTATAGAATTGAATATTACCAGCACCAACAAAGTCTGCCCTATGGAGCACAAACTTCATGTCTTCATATTGGCTAGGTGTCCATACCTTAGCATTCTGAGACTTGAATAGTGAACCAAGGAGTGGTTGTTCGGTGACCAATACTCTATCATCTTCAGTGGCAAGGGTTGTTACATCCGCCTCACCCAATCTAGAAATCCAAAGGTTATATGTTGTCATATTTGACATGACAACCAGTGCATAATCGACACCAGGTCTCAGATATATTGGTGATTCAAATCTAAATGTGGTGGCAAGAGTTCCATCCTCAGAAACATTGACAGCATCAGGATCCAAGGTAACCTCAGACATTCCAAGGATGGTCTGATTTGGGGTCCCAAGTGTTGTCTCCCTGATTTGAATGGTGACTGGTGCCTGTTCATCCTTACTTTGGAAGAAAAGATCAATCTTTGTGGCATAGATTCCCTTCTTGGAATCAATGGTGAAGGTTTGTGCGAGTGGGTCACCACGTCTGGGTGGACGTGGTGGTGGAGGGGGTGGTGGTGTGGGTCTTAGCGTGGTGCTATTAATAATATCAAAGTTGATATCAGATTCTTGAGTTCTATCTTGTTGCTCAACTTCCTCTGTTGTTACCCTGGCGTTTCTAAGTGAAAGTGTTACCTCCTCCGTGGTATCCACATCACCTCTTGAATAGAAAACTTCCTCCGCAGATGTCGTTGTTGTACCCTCAATCTGACTATCGATGTTGCTGCTAGTCAATGAGAAGACGTTTCTTCCGGTATTAAATGTGGCAAAATCGTCCTCCTCATCTGGAACATTAAAGCAACCAATAACTGTCCCAACCCTATCCGTAAGGAGGTTCTGATTAGTAACTGTTGCCTGAGCACCAGTGCTCTGACCCCTAAGAGTCATTCCAATAGTGATATTACCACTGAAATCTATCTGATTTATATCAGCAAGACTTGCTGTATCAATATTCAGGATTGTGCTTTCAGGTCCGTATGATGATGGGATAGAGTTGCTTCTGAGATAAGGATTGCTATCATAAAAATCAGAGGGGTTATTATAAGCACCATATTTGTGATTAGCAGTAGCAACCCTCGCAAAAAAAGTTTCTTCACTGGATCCAACTGGTGATCCATGAATCACTTCACCAACCTCGAATTGTCCACTATCCATGGCGATCTGAACCAGTTTCGGTGTGCATCTTAAGGTTACATTCACACCGTCAAAGAAGGAAAATACCTGGGTATTTGGTTTCAATCTAGTTCCAGTGAACTCAATATTTCTCTCCCGCATAAAGGGAACGATGGTCCTATTGATGATTCTTGAACCTAGCGATTCTGCCTCTGTGATAACCTCATTTATGCTCTGTTGTCTTCCTGTTCTGTTTTGCTCAAGATTAATAGAACCATCAAGACTGAAACTATCAACTGTAGACAGGTTAGCATCATTACCACGCAGTCCTCCAAACTGTGAAAAGGTCATCCCCATCCTGCGAGCAGCAGCATTAAAGGACTCGTTCTCGGTCAATTGACCAGTCACATCAAAACTCACACCAGTGGTCTCCCATGAGTTCCAGAGCACTGGTGCTAAACCTGCTCTCAATCCATCTCCTCTGTCGGCTACATCAGCATTAATAGCACTGGCAATTGATTCAAAGTTGCCCTCCATGCGAACATTTCTTATTCCTGCTGGAGATGTACTGACCCATGTATCAGTAGTTGGGTTGAGTGCTATTGAACCCTTATAGAAATCAATCAGGAATGGAGTAACATTCTCCACCCTTGTGGCATATGGTTGTGATATTTCAGGAACTTCAGCATAATCCAGACTGACGACATTTCCGGTCCTCTTTATATTTCTACCTGCTAGTGAAGCAAATCTTGAATCAACAGTTGGTGTTGTGTCAGTCCCAATTCCGGGAATAGTGCTGTTACCAACTTCGAGATTAACTGCTGTGCAATAGTGAGCTGGTCTCAATACTTTCTGGACAGGATCAATACTGTTTCTAATACCAATTGTGACATCCTGTGGGGTAAATGAGGTAAAGTTATCAATGAAGATTCCAGATTTAAATCTATTAAGTCCATTCGCATCAGATACAAATGTATTAAGAGTATTCTGCTCAAGCATGTTCAATGATGTATAATACTCAAGATTCTTGATTCTCTTTTCAAGTTTTGCGATATCATTCATCTGATATCTCTTATGTTCAACAAATGATACACTTGAATCTTCTACTGAGTAGAGATATGGGGGGTGGATTACATTTGATATATTCAAAGACCCCTGTAATACATCAGGAAGTTCTGGTCTATCAGAGGGGGCACCAAGTGTCACCTGAATATCACCCTCTCTAGTCAAATAAACCCTATCAGCTCTTCCAAGATAGAAGTCATACTTCAAGATTGATGTAGAATCAGAGGCAAATACGTGTTTTGAGGTTTGCGCTGTGTTGCTAAAATCTCTTCCATCAAATTCAAATGGAGAGTTAGCACCGGATGCAACCGTATATGGAGCAACCCTTGGTCTAACATCAATCAAATCAGTGTTTCTAAATCCATCTACACTCTGGATCTCCCTTGTATAATCACAGTCCTGGTAAGAGTTAACAGTTGTAATATCGCCTTCATCATTAGGATCATAGTCAAGGAAACCATAATAGATGGTCAGTTTCTTGGATGGAACTGCTACACCACGCTTTCTTTGTATCCTTGAAATATCATATCTGTCACGTCTCTGACCATTATCAAATGTGTATGATTTAGCAATATTAGGCGAACCAGCAGTCAGTTCAGTTACATTTGCCCTTACACCGGATTTTTCAAAATCAATAATCTCATTATTTTGGAAAGTTTTATTGTTTAGATAGGCAAACTTGATTCCTGATGTTGATGTTTGCTCAAGGTAGATTGCCTTGGCATTAGATAGGTTACCTGTAAATGTATCACCAATAATAAGATCATTAGTTGATGAATTTGGACCTGACAAATTAGCACAGGACATTGCTGGTGCGGTGGCATCATTTACATCAACCGATTCGTAAACAGCATGTACAACATAAGCATCGGGTACATTCAGTGATATTTCAACATCCTGAACCCTAGTTCCGAATGGGAAATCTCCATAAGTAAGACCATCATTTAGTGTGGTGCCAGCTAGTCCAACAGCATCAGTTCCAGATGCTGGATCATTTGACTTGTCAATAATAATCTTTTTGGCAATATTTTTTCTCTTCTTCTTGGAGGCAAGTTGTGTTTGTAAAATTGTACCAAGAAGAACTGCTGAACCAGACCCTGAAAGACCCTTGATCGAAAGACTGGTTCTATCAGAGCTAAATGTAAACTTGTCCCTTGTAAGGACTTCCGTGCTACCATCACTCTCAAGTGAGAGGGTGTATCTTTCCTCATCAAATGCTGTCCAGGTCTGAGTGTTTATATCATCAACACCGATTGCACTGGTCTCACCATTAGTTATTGTAACTACCTTTCTAACCCTGAATGTAGCGTTGGAACCCTCAAGATTTACAGATTGAACATTAGCATTTGGGAGGACACTGTAAAGTGCATTACCACCAGAAAGGTTTCCAATTCGGGATGTTCCTCTTAACTTGGTTGTAACAAGTTTCAGATCGTTAGCATCAAAGTTGGCAGTTGGAAGTTGACCATCAACAATTCCAGTAACAGTTGTTACTCCTGTTATTTGAAAACTAGTAGCACCAACAGAGACAACCCTTGCCATGGAAATGTCCAGGAATCCTGGTCTTTCATATGTTATGAGATTGCCGGTTGTCACAACTCCAATAAAACTATTACCTTGAAGTGCTGGACTTGTTACGGTGGATATGGTTCCAACCGTTCCATCAAGTTCAAGTCCAGTTATTTTTGCATTCTCAAAGGTAAGAATGTCACTTTGTACAATATCAGCAGCAAATGTGTGAGATGTCCCAACTTGAGAATGAACAGATTTTGCGTCAGATAAGGTGAACTGTCTAGATGATTTAAGAATCCTACTAATATCAGGAAATCCATTAAAGAAGATTTGCTCACCTCTTAAGAATCTACCTTGAACACCTACAAGAACAGCCGTATCAGAATTGGTGGTTGCTGTTTTAATAAAACCAGATGCACCACTTTGACCTCCTTCTACTCGTGTTGACTTAGCAAGTGATGCTGCTAGATTAAGTACAATCTCAGTATCAGTTTGAATATCAAAGAGGGATAAATCCCATACATTAAGGGCAGAGTTGGCGGCGTCGTATGAACCTGATTCTAAGGCAAAATCATAAATTCTTGCCTTACCAATCTCATTACCAACTGCTGGTCCATTAGGAGTTTCATTTACCCTTTGATCCCTTAACGATAGAGTGTTTGTGGTTATAAAACCTATAGGACCACTACCAGAAACATTATTAACAGCAACCGTTGGGGCAAAATCAAAACTGATGCCAGTGTTACCAACTGTTCTGGTGGTTCTGGGTTTTGGAACATCAATAAACTGTGGAGACTTGATTTCAGTCTCATAACCTCTCACATATGCCCTACCAGGTGATACTTGATATATCATTAGGTCATCACTTGGCACAAGACCACTTCTTGTAGTCTGACCAGGAGTAAACACACCACCATTACCCTCTAAGTTATTGAGACTTTCTTTGAGCGTAGTATGTAACTCGGAAATATAGTAATGACCTGATTCATCGAAAGTTCTTCTTGCTAACTCATTACCAAGTTTGTTATATTTAATTTGATTATTGATAGCATTTTTTAACTGACCATTAAATACCTCAGCAATCTGAACAAATCCTTGAGTATCAAAGTTACCAAGTTCTTTTTTTGCTAATGTTGCAGTAATTTTAAATCTATCAGCACCTGGTGCTGTATAATTGTTAAAACCACTAGCATTGTCATATAGTGTTTCATCATCATCTGCTGTGATGATCTTTTCTTCAATCTGAAAACCAATTCTATAGTTTGATACAGTCGAATATTGGTCTAGAATCAGGATCTGATTGTCAACGGTGACAAAATTACCCCTAAGATAGAAAATACCCGCACTTTGGGTAAAAGCGGTTCCAGTTCTTGCTGCCTGATCAACAATTGTATTAGCAAAACCTTCACCAGCAGCAATAAATGAGTTTCCAAATGCTAATGCTGTGTTTGTAGTAAGAATTTCATCATCAAAGAAGACTTCACTAGAATTTCCATCATCACTGGAATCCTCATAGTTCAAATAAAGTGTGTAATTGCCATTATCTGATTGTTGATTAGTAATAAATGTAACTACCCTTGCTGATACACCAGAAGTTCTACCAGTAATCTTTTTACCAAGAAGATTATCAAGATAAAGATTTACTGGAATGCCTAAAAACTCAGGTTGTATCTGAATGCAATGAAATTTTTGTTTATAAGATGAATTTCCAGGAATGACAACACTTCCTTCCTTGAAAGTGTGGTCACCCATTGCTTCAATCTGTCCCTGAAGGATAGATTGAATATTATTTAACTCTCTTGCCTGAATTGGGTAGGCAGGTTTGAATAGTACCTTATTGTAGTTTTTAGTTGCGTCAAAATCATCAAAATAAGGAGCAACGTTGAGATTAGTTTCCTGTGGCATGATTTCTTAGAATTGCAAAATGATTTTGACGTCTTCTTTCTGGGATGTAGACCTTGTTACTGGTGGTCTATTATCAACATATATGATATTGCCAGAATATTTTTTGGATTCAGGATTCGCAGCACCCATTGTAAATTCCTGACCCAGATTATATGTCCTACTATTTATTACGGTACTTATACCTGAGAATGAAGTGCTAATCTGCAATGTGGCAGTTCCGCCAACAATGTCTACACTTCCTCCTGGGTTTGCTTTAGCATCCCCGTCAAATAATATATTAATAAAACCATATTCTGGACTTGCATTTTGTGAACCATCAGAGTTAAAACCTACATTAGTTCTATCCTGCCAATATTTTAATACTCCAGTTGTCTGATCATATGAAATAACCCTACCTACCGCTGTTGAACCAAGACCCACAGTTTGTGTAATCTCTTGATCACCAGCGAATACAACAGAACTATATCCAGTTCCAGTTAATCTGAGTGCGTAGGTCGCCGCTGCCTTGTCGGATGATAAAAGATCAGATGATCCAAACTGTTGTGGGTTCTCTACTAATCCAACCCTGGCAAATTGATTGCCAGTGATAAAATCAGGATTATCAGTATCATTCTCATACCTTGAATATGCAAGTACGTTAAAGGCTCCCAACTCAACATAAACATCATGACCATGACCACCAGGAGGAGGAATAATCACATTAAACACTGGGGTGGTTGTCCCTGTCAAACCTTTTTCTGTAAGATCTATTGTTCCAAAGGTGTATCCTGAACCACCATTTGTTACTGACACAGATTGAACCTTACCATCGGCATTGATTGTAACAGTTGCCGTGCCACCCACGCCATCACCCTTAATTGTTACCCCTGTGTAGGTGTTAGCATTACCAAGTCCAGCACCCCTATTTCTGATTGTGATAATCTTTATCTGACCACTTGATTCGGCATTTGTTTTAATTATTGCTGTTTCAGTTGAGTTCCCCCAGTTTGAGGGAACTGGAATATAGTTTACTGAATCAAACTTGATGGCATCACTCGGTTTAATCGTATAGAGATACTTCCAAATGTATCCATCACCGCTTGAACCTGCCGCCCTTGGTTCAAGATCAGTAAAGGTGGGTTCATCCAACGAAGGGCTACCTTTAAAATTGTTTTCTGGGTTAGCATTATTAAAAAGACATACATAAACCCTGAAATCACTATTCATCACATAGTAATTTGCTGAATAGATATTAAACGAACCAGACGGTTGTGAAGGATTGTTTCTTGAGATGTCATTCCTCCACATGTCATAAATGTTTCCAGATGACCAGTTATTTCTGGTGACAACCTGAGAAACATCACTACTATTGACCTTTTTAAGGGCAATCATCGTGTCCCAATAATCATTTGATTGATCTAAACTATCTTTGGGAGATGGGGGTGCTGAATCCCAGGTATCTGAATAGTCACTGGCATTTGGCAGACCAATAAACGTATAATATGAGTTCGTGTTGGTCTGAACTCCCGCCACAAAGTTTTTAGCATTTAATATACGAAGTTGATCAGTTATAATCGCAGCCATTTTATTAGGACTTTTTGTTTATTTATAGGGGATTAGAGGTAGTTCTTAAATTTCAATGATTGCGTTCTGTTAACCAAACCAGAGGTTGATATTCCAGTCACACCATCATCACCATAGAAATCAAAACTCTTGGGATCTGGTCTCTCTGCAAATTCAATAACACCCCAACTGTAGTTACCTAATGATGGCTCTCTCTGAGGTGTATCATCTATACCCGCATGATAATCATCAACATTACATACAATCCTTTTGATTGTTGTCGTGATACCAACACTCTCCTCATTGAAGACCGTCCTCATCTCTACAACTGCTAATGCAACCTCATAAACAGCATCAAGGAATGTGGTTGCTGTACCAACAGTGGAGGCAAATGTGCTCCCAAGTGATATATTTGTGTTACTTATCACAACACGATCACCAACATCAAGAGTGCTTACTGTTACAGCTGTTCCAACAAGTGAAAGATCTCTCATTGGAGATTCAGTTGGAATATATGTCTCAAAATAGATTTGCTTCTGTGATCCATCAGTGGTGGTTCCAATGCCGGTTACAACACCGAAGTCTCCTTCGTATGATGTAACATTGATTGTCTCTGTTATGATTCTAGGTTCAGAGATGAGTACGAGGGGTTCTGTGCTATAATTAGTGCCACCGTCATCAATGGTAACAGAGGTCACAATATCACCTGTTAGAGCGGCAGTGGCGGTTGCCTGAGTGCCTGTTTCAATACCAATAGTAACGGTTGGTATAAAGTCATAACCTTTACCAGGATTTGGAATGTTTATTGCCGTGATTGTACCAGCAGTGCTAACAGTTGTTTCCGCAATAGCACCCTCAAACTCATTCTGTGATGTGAGTGTTATTCTGTTCTGGAAGGTTCTAAATGATGTTTCATTATTAGCGTCATACAAGGGTCTCACAGAATCAACATATACCTGAGTGGATGCAGTTCCCACTGATGATGTGATATAGGATGTTGGGAAGATATTGGGCTCATATTTAATCCTATCCTTACCCACAAACTGACCGTTAATCTTTTTATCAACAGTTTGTCTACACCAGGTAACTGGTCTTGTTGTGGTCTTATCAAAGGCAAGACCAGGACCTTCATAAACATTTGTAAGAAGAGCATCCACAGTAGTGATGCCTGCGACAACCCTCTTATTCTGTTGAAGTATATCTGTTTGTCCTACTTCCGGGTTTGCATTCAATTGAACAGTATCACCAGTTTTAACTGTTTCAAGAACATCCCTAAACACGACATCAGAATCACCACCACCCTTGTAGAATATGATTCTAGAAGAATCACCAGCGGGAACTCCCGATCTAGGACCTTTAGGTGCCTCATTAAATGTAATCTGACTTCCTCCCTCAAATGTGTAAGATTCTCCAGGAACTTGAAGAATATCATTGATAAAGACAAGAAGTGTCTGGTCAACCTCAATGTTAGAATCCCTTGCTGCTACAATTGAAATTGGATTACCATTAAGAAGTAGTGGGAATACCCTATCCAAACCGTTAAAGTACATATCAATTCTATCAAGCACCTCAAATTCGCCGGGTGAGAAAGCATTGAACGAATCACTATAAACATCTTGAATAGTGATTTGGAATTCATCAAATGATAATGTGGGATCAAGAGGAATGCCAGTGGTTCCACCAGTGGGGACAGTCAAAATTTCCTGATTCTTGAACGCATATCCAGTGTGTTGAATCTCAAATTCAATGATACTTGAACCCTGACCAACCTTAATATCAATGGTCGCACTCGTTCCGATACCAGTATTAGAGGAAGTGGAATATATCAGTGGAATATTATCATAGTTAAGTGGCTCTTCTATAATGACAACAGGAGGATTGGATTGATCGAATCCACTACCAGGATTTGTTATGGTGACACTATCTACATTTCCATTAACTATGACTGCCTCACCAATATGAGTGTCAATAGGTACAACACCATCATAAGTTTGAACACCCACAGTATAAGCAGTAACAACACCAGCCCTGTAACCAGAACCACTGTTTCCAATGCTGATGGATTGAATAGCACCGGAGCCTGAAACAACAGCAGTTCCACCAGCACCAATTAATGGTTGATAACCAAATCCTGCTGATGAACCAACTGATACAATCAATCCACCAATAGGTAGATTGCCCTGATTAGGATCATATCCAGTGGCAGTTCCAAGACCGGGATTAAACTGAGCAGTGGTTACACCAGCACTCTCAAGGTTAATATATTCTCCAACTTCACCAACCTGAATACCCTGTTGTGACTGATAGATATTATTCAGCAAATAGATTGTGTTGGATGTGATGCCAGTTACATCATTACCACCCGTTTTCATCACAAACTCACTAGTAATACCAGTAAACTGATCAGTAATATCATCAAATACAAAGTTCTTGCTATAGGTTTCCTCTGTGCTATCCTCTACACCCCTCTTGGTGAACACCCTTCCACTAAATCTGGAATTTGTGGTGATACCAGTGAAGTCCCTTGCATCAGGTGGATTGGTTGTAGATGATACAGGAATTTTTCCATATGGGGCACTGACAAAGTTCAATGTATTATCAGTAATTGTGTAGTTACCGGTAAACTTAGTAACTGCTGCACCTGCGGAATGGGTAGCAATAAGGGAACCAAGGATTGGTCTCTCCACAAACACTGTGGTTGCAGTTCCCACAACAAAGGATGTGACCCTCATAAACTCATCATCTATCTTGATTATATCATTTGATGCTATAGTATTAATTCCACTAGTGATGAACCGAGTATCAAAGACAATATCTTGGGAAAGTGTCGCATTGATATTAGTAGGGGTAATGGGTGCCTGAATCATATTGTCAATCGTAATCAGTGCTTTGGTATTCTGATTAATTGCAGTAATATAATGTGAGGTTCCAGAACCGACAGCATCAAACTCAATTTTTGTAGGAATGATCGACTGAGCAGCAGCAGGACTGGTGGCAAAACCAATGGCCTGATCACTTATCTTGATGGCAAACAAATCAGTTGGAAGTTGATTTACTACACCAACACTACCACCAAAATCAGTTGGTTTAATACCGATTCTTGATGAAAGTCCAAGCACCTCATACTTGACTGCCTCACCAGTCTGGAAGAAGTGATTTGGTGATATGACAACACTGGATAATGTATTGACCCCAGTAACACCATCAAACTGTCTCTCAAAGATTTGATCACCATTATGTGTGAGATTAAAACTCTTCTTAATGTTAGTAAGTGTTCCTTGATAACTTCCAGAATATGTCCTAAAGAATCCATCATTATAGTCAATTTGATTTAAATCAACATCTGCAAGAGGTTCCCTTAGATTGACAAAGAAGGTTTTTACCTCAACAGCAATACCAGCATTTGGGGTGTAGACAACATGCACATCATTACCTGTGGTGGTCACACCAACTGTTCCCAGACCAACACTAGTTGCTACGTTTCCATATTCAACTAAGTTTTGGACTGGCCTGGCCGTAGAGTTTAATACATTCAGTTCAAACATTTCATGATTATTATTTGCTGTATCTTCTACACAAATAGCCATATATGATGCAGAATACGCTTCAGCGGTTGTTGTTTCATAACTGGAAATAATATGCTCGGTTGGTGAACCAGAGGATGGAATAGATTTATAACTACTTCCAACCCTTGCGGTGGTCATTGATGTAAACCCAGTTGTGCTGGTGCCCCTTACGTGAGAAACAACCTGACTATATGATGTTGCTGCTATTCCAGGGTTTGGATGGAATATCAAATTAACATCAGAACCACTAATCTCTCCACTATATGTTCCAATACCTCCACTGAAACTTAATCCAGAATTTTCATCAATATTATTGTATTCAACGATAAACACATCAGTGTCATCGTGAATAATATTAAGCTCAGCGAAGTGGAAATCATCACCAGATACCAAAAGATTCAAAATCTTATTTGATCTGAAACTTGTGCCAACAGAGACAATGGTTGTGTCTGTCCCTGTTGGTACATTAACCTCCTGAGAACTAAACTCAACAATGTCGCCAAAAGATGATCCTGCCGCACCAACTGCCTCTGGTTCAAATGCAAAGCTGAAGGATGAAACGCTGTAGTTGTTTAAGGTAAATTTGATTGGATGGAATTCAAAATTCCATTCTTGAGAATCAATACCAACATCAACATCACCCAGATCAAGAACCGTAAATAGTTTACCATACTGGGTCAGATATGCTAAATCATCATCAACTATTGTGGTTCCAACTAACAACATTCTCTCATCAGTAAATGTTGTATCCTTTACAAAGAATAACTGTTTAGCAAATTTAACAGAAGTTGAAAAATCAGCGACATTAGAAAATGCTTCTGGACGGGCATTGCTATTGAATGAATCACTTACATCATCAATTTTGATTGCCCTATTACCCTGAGATTCAAAGAAGTCAGTCAGGATTACATTTTCAAAAAATACTTTATCAGATAAAGATTTTCCATTTACCTGGAATATATTTTCTTGAGCATTATCGAAGTCATAATAGCAGTGAATATCACCCGATCCCACACAATCAACAGTAAATGATATTTGTGTGTCCTCAACATCTCTTACAAATGTAGAGGGTGATTCACTGACAACCTGTAGATCAGAAAACTTTCTAAATCCAGCAGTATGATTCAGAGCACCAACAGTTTTATCCCATACATTGAGTGGTACTGGTGATTTAAGTGAATAGGAAAATCTTTGATAATATTCATTATCAGGAATCTTCTGTAATTCATCATTTAAGAATCCGGTGTTTCTTTCCCATCCATAGTTTATCGTGGTTCCGGCACCTGCTTTAATATCACCCTTGAAATCAAATCTTTTAATAACAATTCCTTTGGTTTTAGATGAACTACCGGTGATAATATCCCCAACAAGAAGATCAACCTGAGACTTGATTTTTAAAATATTGGTGCTTTGATTAAACTTATCAATGACACCAACATTTGGACCCCAGGTTACTGTCTCATCTGTGAGGAATTTATTCTTCCTCAACTCAGAAGTATAAATGGGAAGATGTTCCTCAGGAATAACCTTTGAAGAGTCAAATGATAATATGTTTCCAGGAACATCATTTTCTCCTAGTTTATCCTTCAATGTATATTCGACATACGCACCAGATCCACCAGCATTAGTTTTAACACCAACCACACTAAACAAATTATGTCTATATTGATCGGAGTTGTAACCTTTGCCGGTTGTTCCAATACCAATGTTGATATTCTCAACATAAACTTTTCCACCAATATAAAATGGATACTCATCATCACTATTAAACTGGTTGGTTAAGTCTAGTTTTACGGTAGTCCCATTTCCATCCAGAGTGATTGCACCGATATAGTAACCATTTGAGTTATTAACTGGAATGATTCTTGGTGGTGTATTAAAGAATCCGGTTGAGTTTGTGATGATTTTAACCTCGGGATCACCTAACTCATAATCAAGAACACAATCAACAATATCATCAGTAAAACCATCCCTCACAACCAAGGAAGGTGCTGTAAGATAGTCAATACCAGATGAGGTAATACCAATCCTACTGAATGAGGAAAGTGCATCAATTTCAACAATCTCAGGAAGATTGGCAGTCGGTTTAAGGGTTTGATCAGTCGGGTAGTTCCATCCAATATTATTGGATTTGAACTTTTGATTGGTAATTCTGCCAATACTGGTTGACTCAGCAAAAAGTATTGCTCCTGCACCAGTATCCGTTTTTATATTGCTGATGCCTGGAAGTTGAGTATATCCGTAGTTGTTGTCAATCAGATCAATCTTCTTAATATCACCAAAGGCAGTTTTTGATGACGTTTGATAGTTTGGTATGGATGTGGTCTGATCATATGAAACTATCTCAGAGAATGCTCTAATATTAAAATCAAATGTTGTAGAGCCAATCCCCACAATCTTATGTCTGCCATCAAGTTTTGATACTGACTTGAATATGGTATTATGTGAGATCACCTCAGTATCAATAACAAGTTTCTTCTCATCAAGTATGAATGACTCATTTTCAAGATTAAACTTGTAATACAGTGCTGGAGGAGTATCCTTCACTTTTATTCTAAGTGCTCCGTCTATTCCAACCACACCTGATGTCTCAACATCAAAATCAGAATCTTCTTCAGTGTTGAAATATTGATTCAGATAAAGGGGATCAGTAAAAATATCCATCTTAAATGCTGGATATCTAATTGAGTTTGATACAAATGACAGTGACTCATCAGAAAGATCAAAGAGAAGATTAGTGGTAGCATTTACGACAGGATTAATCTTGGAGATAGTACCAATACCAGCAGATGTAATATTGACAAAGTTTGGAGATACTTTATCAAGTTCAACCCTGTCCTCAACAAGTTTAATCGAAGTCGAGGTATCAAGATAGACATAATACATTTTCTCATTTACCAAACCACCTGATGGAGCGGGTGATTGATAGATGATTTTATCACCAGTTCTAAATCTATTTGTGGATACTCCAATAGCATTGGTGGTCGTATTTACAGCGGATGCGGCAAATTCAAATGGATCAAATACGATCCTTCTATTAAAATTATTATACTTAACAGTGATTGTTTCTTCATTAGTTGGATTGAGTTGAAGATCAATAATGTCATCAACAAATAGACCGTGGGTTCCAGCTGTGGAGACAACAACCTTAGTCCTCTCAGCACTTCCTGTAACTACATTTTCAAAATCAGTTTTCAAACTATGATACACACCAGTTCCAGTAGATGTAAAATAAAATAGACCAATTATTTCATTTTCAATACCAAAATAACCTGATGTTGTAACACCGATCTTAGTTGATGAAAGACCAATAAAGTTCTCACTGATTGGGGCAACAAACAGGGTTGAGTAGAAATCAAGATCCCTCTTAGGTTCATTCGATTCACCATTCCATATCTCTATGGATGTTCCACCATTCTTATTATAAGTAACAGTTTCATTGATTCTAAATCCATGAGCAGGGAGATAAAGTTGTTGTTCGGGTGCAAAGATACTAGCAATGCCAGCGCCAGGATTACTGAACGTAAGTGTCTTACCAGCACCAGTTATTGCTTCACTACCAATTCCTAATGCCTCGGCAGGATCAAAGTAAAATTCAGTATTCTTTCTTAGAAGTTTTGTTGTCTTAAGTGTTCCAACGTTAATTGAGAATGACTTTGGATCTTGGAACAGGGGAACGTTACCAGTGTGAGCAATACCAGTTGTTCCATCCTGTTCTCTAAGAACTCTTACCCTATTATTAAGAGGATCACTGTTTAGAACCTTGACTCTTTCAGATGAAATGGTAATGATATCATTGGGTCTCATGAATGGATACTGAAAAGCACCACCAACACTAAAATATGTAACTATACCAGTGTTTGCTGCTGTATCGACATCATCAAGGAGAATGTAAGAACCAGTGTTGATACCAATCTGATAGAATCCATCAAGACCAGCAAAGTAATCAGATAGACCATCAATCCTAAGTTCAGTCCCATCAATCAATGAATGGGGCTGAGTCATGAATCCAACAAACTTATTTTCAACCCCGACATTCACAAATTCAATATCTGTAAACAGGGTTGTGGAAATATCCACATTATTAACCGGTTTACCACCAACTTTAGAGACAGCAGCCCTGGCAGACCTACCATAGGTATCACCAGAGAACAGAATCTTGTCAGACACCTTATAGTTGCTTCCACCAGTTAGAATGCCAACATTGTCCACACTACCCTGAGATGTCCCGGTGACCTCAATAATTTGCTCCCTTTCTTTATTGGAGTTGAAAATGTAATCATATCCACCAAATAACGAGTTAATCTTGTATGCTGTTGTTATCCTTCTCCAACCATTTTCTACCAAATCATAACTAACATGATTTGATAATAGTTTGAAGTTGAAATCATTCTGCTTATGTTCAAAAGAATCACCAATCAGATATGGGAATAATGGTTTTTTAATACCCTTGAATGGACCACTACTTTCGGTTAGTTCTGAAACGGTGGCAAAGTAAACAAATTTTCCATTTGGATATTCTGGTGTCACACAGAATCTACCATTATTTTTGTTAAGATCTCCAATATCTGTAAAAACATAGTCCTCAACAAAGAATCCAAGAGGATACAGACTTAGTGGTGGTCTATTGGGGGTAACTTTTGCCTCGTATCCACTCTTCATCCTCCTTACAGTGCCACCGGATTGGGTATCATATCCATAAGGACCGTAGATTGGTGATCCATCGTATGCCCACCCAATAATTGGTGAGTGAAACTTATTATTAACTTCTAAATTGTTAACAAGTTTCAGATCGGGATGATTATATTGTGGTTCGCCATTGGATTTTAATCCATAGACTGCCGCCCTAAGATTTCTAGGAGCATATAGATGCGAAAGTTGTGTTGAGTTGTTTAAAGAACCGACTGTGATGATACAATCATCACTTGTGAGATTCTTGAAGTTTTGTTCAAATTTATTGATAGTCCAGTTATTAATATTCGCAGATACTGATCCATCTATACCTGCCGCATTTACAGTAATAAATGAATCACTCCTATAACCCACACCCCCATTAACAACGATGACAGATGTAATGACACCATTTGTCAAAACAGGAGTCAACTTACAGTACAGCCCCCCTGTGACATCAAGTGTGGGTGGTGAGTTGTAACCACTACCACCCCTATTGACCACAACCTCTTTAATAGCACCATCAGCAACAATGGGTGTCAGTTGAGCACCACTTCCACTATCAAGAGTTGTGCTGGGCAATCTATTGAAGTTAAAAATCTCAGATGAACCATAACCAACACCAGATGTGGTCACATCAGCGTTGGTGATTTTTCCCCTGAATATTGGTTGAACAGAACAAATAATATCCTGCCCAAAACTGGTATTAAGACCAACCGCACCCTCAATACTTACAGTAATTGGTTTATAGTTGAAACATCCATCACCCTCACTAGTGAGATCAACGCATATTGAGTTATCAAGATTATATCTTGTACCAAGTGATCCGGTGCTCTTCTCAAAAAGTTTAAATCTATCATCGTCAAGTTTACCAACCAGATATTCGGTATTGGTGCTTAATCCTCCGATATCAGTTGTTTTTTGGAAATAGCAAATAATCTCACCAGTTTCATATCCGTGGTTCTTAATCGTGATGATATCAAGTGCTGTGCTTACCCCAACAGCGGCAACAGTCTTTTCCCGATTTTTGTATCCAGCACCAGGATTTGATACATTAATGGTGCTTACAATTTTCTTCCTTTCAACTGTTGAAAATGTTTGGGTGCCATTACCCAGACCAAGGAGTTGTACCGTGTTTATTCCAGCAACAGCATCATCAAAACTTGGGAAGAGTCTGATCCTCCTGCCATCAATGACCTTAGAGAAATATGTCTGATTGGTGGTAAGACCCACGATTGGGTTTGGATTAGAATCATAGGTAACATGCTCAATATCCCTAAGATTGTGGAATGTTGTAAAACCGATGAAATCATCATCTAAATCCACACCACCTATCGTGGTGGTATAAGCAATCCCTGCTAGGAATGGGATAGAGTGTGAAACCTCTATCATATTGACATGTGCCTCAGCAGGAGTTGTTGGACTTCCTCCGCTGATTTTTACAATGGGTGTTTCAGTGTAATCAAATCCATTGTTTATGATTCTAAGTTCCTGAAGACCACCCTCAACTGAGATAGTTCCTGTTGCCCCAGTCCCAAAATCGTCAGTGATATTTAAAACTGGTGGATTGATTACATCATAATCCTTTCCATCACTACTAACATCAAAAGATTCAATGCCACCATAGAAAATAACATCGTTTGATTTATAGTTCTCAATCTCTACGCCATTTATGAGTATGCCTGTGGAACCTGGTTTTGTTGTAAATGTTCCTGCTTCCCTAATCGGCTCGTCAATCTCCCTGTATATCTTTTGACCCAACACGGGTTTTTTATAGAATGGATAATAGGTAAACTTATTATCAGTGACTGTTCCTATGGGAACAATATAGTTTCTATTAAGCAGATTTGACTTACTCTCCGCAAGTCTAATACTGAAGGCATCAACCCTTTGAACAAAAAACACACCCTCTGGTAGATTGGTAAATCTGCTTCGTGTGGTAGAACTTATTGTACCATCATCAACTTGAATTGTTGTGGTGATATCATTATGATTATAATATACGGCATCACCAGTATATAATCCATGATCAGCACTTGTTGTGAGTGTGATTATGTCGAAGTTTGCCGCACCGGAAAATGTAAAAGTTTTGTTATCACACCTAATCTCATTAGCATATCTTGGGATGCTATTACATGCGATGAGATTCTTCTCCCCCTTAGCATATACATTTAGTATATTTGCATTAAAATCATTGACACTGGTAAGTTTATTTGAATCGCCTTTCAAAAGTTGATTTTCCACCGAGAACTCATTTGATAGGGTGGCTACGGGAATGACAGTTACAACCTTAACGTTCAACACCGTATCTGAATCTATCGAGGTTATCTCTCCCTCAGTTACTCTTGATAGATGTTTGTCGGTGATGTTAATCTTGTATCCTACCCTATAATCATGTGCCTCAAAAAATGAGAGTTGGTAGATATTATTTCCAGGATTTATCAGTGTGATTGATTTTACATCCAGTTTCGACTTTACATTGTAGAACCAATCTGACTTGGTATTATCCGATATACCAATGGTCTTAAGACTTATCCTATCACCCTTCTCAATACCAAAGTTACTATCAACATATTCAATCTCCTTTAGGGTGGAGACTATTCTAAATCTAACCTGATTCCCAGTTCCCACACCCACATTTACGAATGAAAAATCATCCTTTCTCACATCAGTCGTTGAATTGAAATTGGATGTGGTTGTGGTTACTCCAAGAAACTGAGTGAGGTTCTTATCAGTGTATGAAAGGATATTTTCTTCTCCATTCGTATCAACTAAGGATAGTGTTCCTGAGGAGGGGAAGTCAATGGTGGAGTCCACATCCAGAATAGTTGAACCAATACTCACATCATTTAATAGTTTTGTTTTTGAGTTAGGTTCAAACTTACCAAAGATTGTTCCATCTACATCAATGTCCCTCTGGTAACCAGAATCAATGGATATCTGATAGAAGTTTCCATCAACATTGAGTTTTTCAACCTTTGTGACAGTTCCCCTGGAACCTGTTGACTTCTGATATACGGTATGATTCTTAATCAGTAATGGGTCACCAACATACTCCTCAATGACATAATCCTGACTAACAAGATAGTTAGCATCAGATGGTCTAATGAGGAAGTTATCTGGTTTGATTATCTCTACATCTTCACCATAGATTGCCTTGAACAGGATCTTGAAAGAGTCATCAGTTCCTTTTGATTTGTAAAAACTATCTGCTGCCTTTACAAAATTCTTTTGATTCAGATCGGTGGAAAGGGATCTTCTCTCAAATCCAGGTGTAATGAGTGTTTTTAACTTGTTAAAAAACTCCTGTAAGAACAGGACACTAAGATTTTTTACGGTTGCTCCAGACTTATGAGCGGCTGGAAGGGTTGATTGGAATGTTAGTTTATCAGGTATGATATTGTCGAGATACTGGGTTACACCACTAAATCCCCTTACACAGTCTTCAAAAGTTGTTGTTGTCTTAGATCCATACTTGATAATCTCATTGTCAATCAATATGAGACCATTCTCATCTGGGAAATCATATGTAAAATTAGTAGTGCCAGAAAGGGTTATCGTGGTATCAAGGATTCCTACATCAGCACCCAACTGGGTCTCTAATCTAATATTAGCAAGTTCATCAACCTTGACATACTGATCAAGATTTTGAATCAGATCTAGGGGACCGCCACCATTTTCCTGTGAAGTATAATATTCCTCTAAAAAATCAACCAGGAGTGGAAAGTCATCCCTCACATATGCAGGGATTTGGGATGCAATGACATCCTGAATTTTAACTCTATCTACCGCCATTTCTTATTAATAACCTGAAGAGGAACCTGAACTTGAGGGGGATGATGATGAAGAACCGGATGATGTTGAACTGGATGATGTTGAACTGGATGCACCCGTTGTACCAGTTGAATATGTATTCTGTGTGGTCTGAGTTGAACCATCAATTCCAGTTGTCACACTAAATGAGTCAGCAGTCTGAACATTTGTTTGTGTGGTGGCCGATACAGATGCAGTTACCTCAGATCCGGTAATAATAGGTGTGCCCCTCACAAGCACGCCATTGGAGTAGGAGGAGGTAACTATGTAGTTACTACCAGAAATATCATCACCAGATGCAATATCATCTGTTACAGCACTTATGGATACATTATTTGTATCAAGTTGAAGATAAAGATCCTGCTTTCCGATTACATCATTTGAGTAAGGGGTGGCAGATATTTCAATAAGTGGCTCACTTCTATTTACTACGGTAGAAATAATGTTTATTGGTGCAATCATCAGTTCACCCTTCACATAATCAATAGTACCAACATTCTGCTTTACAATCACAAACTCAGTCTCGGAGTTCAACTTAAACAGGAACAACGTGCCATTTTTAAGTGATTGATCAGGAGAGTCACCAAGATATACGGTGTCTGAGATACCAGCAACCTTAAAACCGGATGATTTGATGTTGAGTCCAATCTCACCACCATGTGTTCCATGTCCATGATTCTTAATGTGGAACCTGTTTCCAAAACATATCTCATACTCCGCAAATGTGTTAAGGAGACACTGAAGGTCCCTCCTCATATTCACGGTGGTGATATTGGATGTGATTGATGTATGACTGTTATCCAGGACATTCTGAAACTTACTATACTTGAACCTGGCACCAAACTTATTCAACTCAGCCGAATCAGCGTATGAGTTCACATTGGTCCTACACAGTCCCAACACAGCAGCGGAACCAGGTGCCTTATTCTCATTATAATATACAAATGAGCTGGTCTCCACATACAGATACTTAAGGTCAACAATTTCTGGAATGATTCCAGCAACAGAGTATCTCTTAAGTTGTCTTTGTATATCCTCCTTTACGGATGATGATAGGAATACACCATTGATTGGTTTCACCGCGATCATGACCTTACCAAACTGGGGTGGGTTTAGATCCTCACCACCGAATGCTGATACTGACTCCGCCTCTGGATAGATCTTGGGAATCATCGTCTCATAATCAGTGGAGGTCACAGCCCTATTTTGTGATGCATAAATCTGAGGTGCAAATCTCTTGATTGATTCCACATCCTCAATCTCAGAACCACCAAAACTTGATTGGTCCACAACCATTGTGGTTATGTTTGCCGTTATCGGACCCCCGTTATTATTAACCAACTGACCAGCATAGGAAAGTCTACCAATATTATTACCATTCAATCCGTTTGATATGATATATCCCACCTCAATCACATTTGGTTCCACCACCGGCAATCCAAAGATACCATCACCAAATAGCAACTCATACCTCTCATTATCAATCTCCTGCACGAAGTAGATTGGTGAGTCACCATTAACCTCAAATAATCCCTTTGATTCCTTATATTCCCTTAACACCGAGGAGTTGGCTGATTCCCTCACACTCACCCTGATTAGATTCGTATCGATACCACTATTCGGAAGGATATATTTCTGATTGGGTGTCCTGGAGTTCACATTGAACTTCTGTTCAATAAATGTGCCCTCATGGACCGTGATGGTATCGAATATGGCAAGTCCATCATCATTCACACCAACGGTGATGTCCTCCGGTATTGAGAAGGTATATGACTGAGAACCGAATGTGCTTGCTGAGACGGCAACTATACCCCTCTTGAGTGTCACCGCAACAGTCGTGGTTCCTGACACATCAACGGCAAAGGATACGAATGCCTTTGCCGATCTCCTGGGTCTGGGCGTATATCCGATATTCTTTGCCAATGATACCACATTCTCCCTCAATGTGGCACTATCGATGAAGACCTCATTGGTCACCATATTGGCATTATATGAACTGATATACGTGTTATATGCTAACAGATCTATAATGGTTGAGAGATTGGATCCATCAAAATCATAATCAGTAAAGTTGGAATTCGCACGAAGATAATCCCTCAAGGATGTCTTGATCTGATCGAAATCTAGATTGCTGAAATTTACTAAAGGCATTTACCTGGAAAGCTCTAATGCGAATGTTATCTGCTGTGGTGTTGCAACAATACCTATAATATTATAAAAGATTGCCACATCAAAGGAATTATTATCAATATTTGGTTTTACAACCACATTAGTAAGATTGACCCTGGGTTCATACTTAATTACCGTGTTCTCAATCTGTTGCTTAATATCTGATCCGGTAATCTGATCCAGGTTCTCAAACAGTGTTGTATAAACATCGGAACCCACGTCAGGTTGAAAAGGTTTTTCACCGGGGATCGTGAAGATCAGGTTACGGATTGATCTTGAGATTGCATTCTCATTATTCAATCCAATCAGATCATTATTCAGGGGGTTAGTCTGAAACGTCGCACTAATATCTTTAAATGGTTTACTAACCCTCTGGACAGGCATTATTATCGCACAATAGGATATGTCTTTATTTATAGGGTTTGTTCGGGATTATTGAATCCTCAATCTACCATCCTGGGAGTGATAGGTATCGATGGGATCCTCGTCCAATTGTTCAACAACCTCCCTCTCCTGGGTCGTCTTCCAGAAATACGAATCCTCATCACCCAGTCCCATCCTGTCATGACCGTTCTCAACCTGATAATACTCCGTTGATACCTTGAAGTCGGGCATCTTTGGATTATCCGGCGTCAGACTGTTATCAAAAATCCTGGTCCTGTTATTCGGATACAGGCAATACTGACCATTCCTCAACTCAATCAGGTTATGTGACTTGTGCTCGGATGGTATCTCGGAGGTGCTGTAATCAATAATATCCGGGTCCTGGTGGTAGTTGTCTATCGTACACACATAGGTGCCCTTCTGGATGCCGTGGTCCCTCGTATAGACCTCATAATCCATGGACCCGATGAACTGCTTCTGGATGGCAACGATCCCATAGTCCATACAGTTCCAGAACTGGAGGTTAAACAGGTTCATATCGGGATCGGGTGTCCTTGGTTCCGATACGAATGCGCTGATGGGTAACTTATCATACATTGCCGCATATTCTGGAAGGTAGGTCTCAAAATAGAAGGCCCTTCCCGGTATGCTCTTTGCCGATACCCACCAACCCTTTACAAACTCCCCCCAACCCGATGTATGGTCGGTGAGGTATTCCTTTCTTACATAGACCTCCACATTAGGGAGGTTACAGATCAAACATGCCATTGAATAGAGATTTCCCGCTGATTTATCTATACATAAAAATACATACAAAAAAAGAGGGGTTTGTGACCCCTCCCGATTATCGACCCTGACCCCTGTATCTCTTCTTCGCGGGTCCCCTGCTGGATGCGGAATATTTTGTATGCTTCCCTTGACCCTGACGTGTCTTCTTGGGTGTTGCCTCAATGAACACCGTACCCAACATTGACTTCTTAATCTTTGCCATTAATCATACTCCTCAATTAGTGCATTTGCGATTAACTATACTCCTCGATGACACAATCCGTATTATTGATATGTGGTGTATCGGTGACCGGATCACCACC